CTCAGCTGCCTCAATAAAATACTGAAGCAGGTCAGACCAATCATGTCGCCTCTCCGTCTCCTGTTGTTCCCTGGGTACGATCGTTTTGTACTCAAGGACCTGTAGTGCACTATTCCACCTTCTCTTCAGTGGTTTGGTTACTACAGGCAGGAAAGTCTCGAGGCGCACGCCGCCCGATGGACTGGGGGATCTATAGACATATTGTCTTAGACCCTGAGGGATCAATTCCTCCATGATGGAGGCTATATCCCAAAATCCTTTTTTGTAGGCGTTATTACGCACTTCAATCCAGGATACCAGTTGGGCAAACGAGGACGGTTGGCTGATCGATGTAAAGTAGAGAGGGGTTACCTCCCTTCCTTTATAAGCATCCATTCCGCAGGACTCCCTAAAGAATCCCTTGGTATGAGTTTTATCAGCATTTACTTTAAGGCCTAGGCTTTCAAGTAAGGCAACCGTCACATCAGCAGCGAACTTGGGGACAATAATATCATCCCCAAATACCCGTATCTCAAAGTCTCCATTCTCAATTAGAGAAAGGAGATCAGAGAGAGTCACATCTCTAGCCCAAATCCCTCGCGATGCTAGGGCTGCAGATATTGCAGCTCCAGCGTAAACTAGGGTTTGGACTGGAAATGTCACTGCGGATCCTTGAGGTGCAAACTTCTTCATAAGCACCTCCTGACCTGTCAGTGGGTCGTACACACTTGGGGTGCGACACGCCCAAAAGGCCTCAAGCCAAGGGGTTGAGTAGAAACGCTCTACCACTTGTAACGAGAGGCGGTCAGAAGCCGATGACAAGTCAATCGTGACTGTATCACCGGTTTGGGATCCACTCCTTGCATCCTCCTGTGAAGGAGTTTGGTCGGAGAATGACACGACATTCAATGCAAGCTTCGTCAAGGAGCGCTTTAGGCGTTTCATGACAGCCTGCTGAATGTACATGTTAGCAGTGGGTTCAGAAGCGATTACTCGAGGCTTGTTCAGCGTTTTTGGAACGCAAATGAGCTTGCTTCGAGGGTTCTCACCCCAGAAATCGGGTAGACTTTCTTCGGCACTGTCGTGCACGTGAGAAGCCCAACCGTTTGAAGGGAAGAGAATGGAGAGTCGCTTAGGCCAAGAGGGAAAAGAGTACTTATCTCCCCCTCTAGGCAGATCTGAAACCGATCCGGGTCCATGCTTTGGTCGACAGTCATCCCAGTCCAGGTGAAACTCACCGAAGACGAGGAGTTTAGAGACGATATCGAGATTGGATAGTGCGAGCCAAAGAGACTGCTCTCCACCTGTCCATAGGTCTTTAAAAGATAGACCGTGGACTTGATGGAGATTGTCAATGAAGCAATCACTATTCCAATCAAGAGAAGCCTCCGCCAATTGGTGCTCAATCTCGAAGAAATCCGAGATAGCATTCCTTTTGGCCTTATCCGTTGATTCCATCTCCACCTTCTTGAAGGCGTAGAGGACTTGACGGGTAAGTGTGACTGTCTCGACATCTGGATCACAACTTGATCCAGACTTGTCGAACGACCAGAGGAGGAGTGACTCGAAGAGCCACCCTCCTGACCTTCTGAGGTTGCTGGGGATCTTTTCCCAGTCAAAAGTGCCCTCAGAGAGGCCCTTATCGAAAATCTTTCCAACTTTCGGAAGATCTTCGAGTAGAATTGAAGGGCCTCTGTGATCAACGCGCTTGAAAAGTTCATGTGCGTCGGATCTCAAGGTTTGCATGTCGCTGTTTGCTATGCACCTCTCAACCTCATTGAGGATGGAGAGGAACATGGGTAAAGCAACATGCTTGACAGTGTTTTGTTTCATCCGGGGTTCCTTTGGTTAGGGACGCCGGCAAGACACCTCCTGAAATACCGTCCTTAGTATGAGAGCATTAGCTCTCACGACCAAGAACGGCGGCCTCCACTCCCGCAGTAGCCACGAAGTCCTTCAAGAACTTCTGAACACTGGCCGAGTCTGCATCAATTTGAAACAGACCGGCAGTCTGCCAAACAGTCCACTGAGAGACTGTCCGCAGCAGGGACTGATCCACCGCATTGTAGTAATTTACATCAACGCGGGCCAAGTGCGATTCCACACCAGAAGCATTCCGTTTCTTTGGAAACGTGTGCTTAATAGTGAGGGTAACGTCCTTGTCAGTTCCAACTTTTGCAAAGAAGTTGGAAGTGTAGGCATCTTGGTTCACCTTCGTCAAAATGACTGGGGTTGCGCCAAGGTTCACGGTATAGGAGTTTGCAAGCATGTGATGTACTCGTTACGTGTCTCTATCGAGACGTACTAGTTACGGAAGTTACTCAACAACATCGTGAGATATGGTTAATAATCCATACCCCAGGGATCCACCTGAGTTCGGACATCATTAGTCCAACCTCTCTTGGCAATCCCCCCTGGACCTCTCGCGATCCAGAGTGATGCTAACGTGCCCAATTGTGCTCCTGTAAGAACGGAGCCCATGGGTAACACGGGCCTTGGACTAGCACCAACCAACCTTTGCATGGACTTTCTATGTCCTTGCATTGGTGTGAAAGGAGCTGGACTCCAAAGCGGCGAGCTTGCTACGGTCTCATGTGTGAATTGAGTAGTTTTCTCAAGACACACAGTCATCTTGCTAACTTGGTAGCCTGGAATAACATTCAGGCCGCCAGCAAGAAAATCGCTTACTGACCAGAAATAGTCAATGAGCCATGACCATGGCATAACTTGCCACGCTACGTAAAGCGGATGACCAAGCAGTGCACTACGCACTGCATCGGTCCTATCAGTGGTTGGGGGTTTATTTCCCTTGCCCACAGTGATCTGATGGTATTTGACTACCCAAGCTTTAGCAGTTGATCTGCGAATGACTTGGACGGTCTGACCACCAGCCGCATAAGTGGATCCCCTTTCGGTTCGGGAGATGTTCTCTAACATCACCTTTTGCCTCTGAGGGCCCTTACGTAGCTCTTCTAACTCTCTTGCACGGCGCTTTATCTTGTCCTGGATATCCAGGAGCTTGATCATGTCCGAAAACATGGGCGCCCACCCAAACTGAGCTTGGATAGGTATCTGGTTTAATGCCACATACTCACCATACTGCTCATTTCGCCATCTCAATATCCTTGGATATTGTCTTAATTCGATGACGAATTGTGCCAAATCAACAATTGGCACATTTGGGTTAGATCTCGCGAGGGCCATGTTCCAATACTGGGAGACGTCAAGTCCTCCAATAGCAGAGCAATGTCCGAGTTGAGAATCAGTGTAAGAGTAGGGTCCAACAAGAGTATTCTTGTAGGTATCTCGGAAGATTTCACTCGTTCCGGGATTGGACCCTAGGGCGGTACCATTCAACCTACCTGGTCTAACACGCAGCTTGTGAGCTGTCATATTAGTATCCGGGTAAGGGGGTGAATTGGTAGAATCCCACATCTCCTCATAAGAGGGGATGCCGGTCTGCGGTGGAAAGAAGTTTACCACCGTACCGCGCCAGTTCTTGTCCGTGTAGAATCGATGCATCCTATCCATGCCGCCACCAGAAATTTGGTTTCCAAGTTTCTTGCGGTAACGACCTGGCATGGGACACCTCAGTTGAGTAAGGGACATGATGTGCGTGTCACGTACACGCTGTGCG